GCCTCAAGATGGCGACCCCGAGCAGATCATTTTGCTGGATGCCAAGCGTGTACGGGCAGATTTCCCAGAACTGAAGAAATTGGCTTGGGAAGAATATAAATATTGGGAGCCAGACTGCGTGCTGATTGAGGCAAAAGCGAGCGGTACGCCATTAACGCAAGAATTGCGTCGAGTCGGTATTCCCGTGACTGCCTATACACCAAGTCGGGGGCAGGATAAGATTGCCAGAATGAACTCTGTTGCCCCGATTTTCGAGTCAGGCATGGTTTGGGCACCAGATGAAAGCTTTGCCGAGGAAGTCATTGAAGAAATGGCCGCTTTTCCTTATGGCGACCATGATGATTTTTGTGACTCGGCCACAATGGCGCTTATGCGTTTTCGGCAGGGCGGCTTTTTGTCGTTAGGTGATGACTATGACAGGGAGATTCATCCGATGCGGCGGGATAGAAGGGCTTATTACTGATGGCTATTGAAAAAAGAGAACTAGGAACAGATACCAACCCCGATGTCATACCCCTCGGCCGCGCAATGGAGGTCATTCCAGAGCCTAGCCGCCAAGATTTAATACGCGAAGCGGCACAAGTCTTGGTGACAGATGACGAAATCCTTGTTGATAACGAAATCGAGGCCCCGCCAGAAGCGCCACCCGCGATACCTTTCGATGCAAATCTTGTCGACTTTGTAGAAGACAATGATTTGATGCTTTTGGCAAAAGACACGATTGCCAACATCGAAAATGACAAAGAAAGCCGCTCTGATTGGGAAAAAACCTATGTCGACGGGCTGAAATACTTGGGCATGAAGTTTGATGAAATGCGAAGCTCGCCATTTCAAGGCTCGTCTGGGGTTATCCATCCGATTCTTGCCGAAGCTGTCACTCAGTTTCAAGCGCAGGCTTACAAAGAAATGTTGCCTGCGAAGGGCCCCGTTAAGACTGAAATAATGGGCGCTCGCACTCCCGAAACAGAGGCTCAAGCATCTCGGGTAGAAGGATTTATGAACTTCTACATTTTGAATGTCATGCAAGAGTTTGATCCAGAGCTAGACATGATGTTGTTTTACTTGCCCCTCGCGGGAACTGCATTCAAAAAAGTTTACTTTGACACGGCGGTGAATAGGGCCATGTCAAAGTTTATCGAGCCGCAGGATTTGGTGGTGCCCTACGAGTCTTCCGACCTAACAACGGCAGAGCGGGTAACTCATGTGCTTAGAATGTCGCCCAATGAGATTCGCAAGCAACAGCTAAACGGGTTTTACGCGGACGTGGAAATTAAGAGCGGCAATTACGTCCCAAATCGCGATGAAATCGAGGAGCAAATTGATTCGATTGAAGGATTAGAACCCAACGGGATGAATGAGCGCGATCATGTTGTGTATGAGGTGCATACGGTGCTCGATCTCGTCGGATTTGAGGATCTAGGCGCAGATGGACAGCCCACAGGGCTTAAATTGCCTTACATCGTCACTATTGACGAGCGCAGTCAAAAGGTTTTGTCGATCAGGCGCAATTACCTTGAAGCCGATGAACTCAAGGCAAAAATCAACTATTTTGTGCAGTACAAGTTTTTGCCCGGCCTTGGATTTTACGGACTGGGCCTCAGCCACATGATTGGGGGTCTTGCCAAAGCGTCTACATCTATTCTTAGACAGCTTATTGACGCGGGCACACTGGCCAACCTGCCTGCTGGGTTTAAAGCGCGTGGGATGCGTATTCGAGACGAGGACGAGCCTCTACAGCCCGGCGAATTTCGTGATATTGACACTACTGGCGGCAGTTTGCGCGAGAACCTAATACCCTTACCTATAAAAGAGCCCAGTAATGTCCTGATGAGCTTGCTTGGCCTTCTGGTGGAGTCAGGTAAGCGGTTTGCGTCGATTGCTGACATGAATGTCGGCGATATGAATCAAGCGATGCCAGTGGGAACCACCGTGGCCCTACTAGAGCGCGGCACCAAGGTTATGTCCGCGATACACAAACGCCTACATTACAGCCAACGAATTGAGTTTCAACTTTTAGCACGAGTATTTGCCGAATATTTGCCGCCTGCATATCCATACATGACTGGCTCTGGGCCGTCAGAGGTCAAGGTTGAGGACTTTGACAGTCGAGTCGACATTATTCCTGTCAGCGACCCCAATATTTTCAGCCAGAGCCAACGGATTACCTTAGCTCAAGAGCTTTTACAGCTTGTGCAGTCAAACCCGCAGGTACACGGTCCCACAGGAGTATATGAAGCCTACAGAAGAATGTACGCGGCTTTGGGTGTTGATAACGTGGAGGGGCTGTTACAGCCGCCTGCACCGCCCCCTACTCCACAGCCTGTCGATGCGGGATTAGAAAATAGTGGCTTTATGATGGGTAACCCCGCGCAGGCATTCCCGCAACAGAATCATCAGGCGCACATTGACGCCCACAGAAGTCTTTTTCTTACGGAAATCGTCAAAACGACGCCCGCCTTGCAGGGCGGAATTATTGCTCACATGATGCAACACTTGCAATTCATGGCAAGCGCCATGGCTTCCGAGCAAATTCCTCCAGAATTGCAACAGCAAATGGCTCAGTTAGAGCAGGCGGCGGCGACAGGCCAAATTCCACCAGATCAAGTGCAGGCAATGCAACAGGAGATGACTGGCATTGTAGAGCGGGTCTCCTCACCTATTTTGGCGCAATTAACTCAAGAGCTTTTGCTTAGCATTGGGCAGGGTAGCGCAGACGATCCTCTAGTTGCGATTAGAGAACAAGAACTGGCCTTGCGCCAAGCAGAAATGGAGCAAGACCAACAACAATTTGAAGTGCGCGAGGAGGCTAAAGCGAATGAAAAGTTGCTCGAAGCTGAGATCGCAAAACAGAGGATCGATGCGACTGAGCGCAATAATTCTGAGAAAATGGATTTAGCAATTCAAAGATTGGCCCAACAAGCTAATTTAAAATTGACAGAACTGGCCACAAAATATGGCCCATTACAATAGGAGTTGGTTATGCCTCTGAAAGCTGGAAAAAGCCAAAAAGTTATAAGCGAAAATATTCGCAATGAGAAAAAAACAGGGAAATCGCAGGACCAAGCAGTCGCTATTGCTATGCAAAATGCTAAAAAATACGGTCAAGGCGGCCTTGTGAAGCGAGTAAAGAAGAAAATTAAAGGCGGCGGTGCGGCGACAAAGGGCCTTGGCTTTTATGAGATTGAATAATGGACGACATTGATCTGGCCCACCGAATTAAGCGGACTATTGAAGAGCGCAAGGGCTTAATTCAAGATATGCTCATGGGCGGTGGACTTAATTCCATAGAACACTACAAAAGTGTACAAGGAGAATTAACCGCGCTATCATTGATTGAAGAACAAATCTCAGACTACTTTAGGGAGAAGTAATGGGAGCAGAAGAAGCCTACGTCGAATCGGATCGGGTTGTACTCGATCCTAGTCTTTTAGAAAAAAGCGCTATCGAGCGAATGCCAGATCCAACAGGCTGGAGAATGCTCGTCTTGCCGTGGTCAGGAGTCGCGAAATCCAAGGGCGGCATTCATCTGACAAAAGCCACCATGGATCGCGAGGCGCTTGCCACTGTGGTCGCATATGTGGTCAAAATGGGGCCGCTTTGCTATAACGACACGGATAAGTATGGCGACACGCCGTGGTGTAAAGAGAGACAGTGGATTTTAATCGGCCGTTACTCAGGTGCCAGATTTAAACTGGACGACGGCGCGGAGGTGCGGATCATCAACGATGATGAGGTGATTGGCACAATTTTTAACCCTGACGATATAGTGAGCATCCTATGATTGAAAAAGCTGAAGTACAGCAACCCGAAGAAGAGCTTCAGATTGAAATATCCGATGCGCCAGAGCAGGAAGGTCAATCCGAAGACGAGCTAACCGAATACTCAAAGAGGGTTTCTCGCAGAGTCAACAAGCTGAATCAAAAGGCAAGGGACGCAGAACAGCGTGCCGAAGCCGCAATAAACATTGCTCAGCAACGAGAACAAGAGCTTCAGCATTATCGACAGCTATCGACTCAACAGCATACTACAACCTTGCAGGCCGAAGAGGACAAGGTTAAAGCCCAAGAGTCGCAAGTCGATGATTTGTATCGTCAAGCCGTAAACAGCGGCGATGCTGATTTAATGTCGCAGGCTACGACCTTAAAAAATGAAATAGCAATTAAGAAAGAAAAAATTAAAACGGCAAAATCAAGGCAAGAGCAACACGCTCAGCAATCTCAACAGTATCAGCAGTATCAGCAGTATCAACAGGCCCAACAGCAAGCACAGCCGCAGGCAGGACCACAGCAAGAAATCAAGCCCACCGAGCAAGCTCTGGGCTGGCATGAAAAAAATAAGTGGTATGGCGACGCTGAGAATGAAGAAAATATGCAGGCCACTCAGTTTGCATATTTTACGCACTTTAACTTAATCAACGAGGGCTATGAGCCCGACAGCGAAGACTATTATCAGGCACTAGATTCCCGAATCGGAAAAGCGTATCCTGATATAGACAGAGGCCAAGAGGCACCTGTCGCCGCAGGAAGTGAATCGCGACCCGCCGTGCAAAGAGTCGCTTCAGCCACGCCAAGTGGTCGGCAACAATCACGAGGAAAGCAAAGCGGTGTTCGTTTCTCTAATAGCGAACTCGAAAGGATTCGCGGACTCAAGCCGCATAATATGTCTGAAGACCAATGGTTGAAGACTGTGGCTCGTGAAAAGCAAAAAATCCAGCAGAGAGGAGCTAGGTAATGACAGAGGAAAAAAACCGCAAAAGTCGTGAAAGCGGAGCGCACGTTAATAAAGCTCGGCGACAACCATGGCGTCCAGTGCGGAAGTTAGAAACTCCCCCTGCACCACCCGGCTACATTTATAGGTGGATTAGAGAGAGCATGATGGGAAACGAAGACCGAGCTAATGTCTCGCGTCGGATTCGCGAAGGATGGGAATTAGTGCGCGGCACTGACCTCCCTCCTGAGTGGCAGTTGCCCACCATGGATAACGGAAGGCATAATGGAGTCGTGTATAACGAAGGGCTTTTGTTGGCAAAGATTCCAGAGGAGACTGTTCAAGAGCGTAATGAATATTACAATCAAAAAACAGAAACAGCGAAGGACGCATTGGATAACACCGTATTCAATGAAGCCGCCGCTGACTCCCGTTATGTGAGGTATGAACCTAGCCGCTCAAGCCGTGTAACTTTTGGCAAGCAATAGGAGAGCTAAAGCATGGCAAATAAAGATGCCGCTTTTGGACTAAAACCTGCTCGAATGATGGGTGGCGCTCCGTTTAGTGGGGGCCAATCGCGTTATAGAATCGCCAACAACCAGTCAGGCGCAATTTTCCAAGGTGACTTGGTAAAGCAATTGACTGGCGGCACTGTATCTCGCGCGGCCGCCTCCTCTACTGTTCCTGTCGTTGGTGTTTTCAACGGCGTTCAGTACACGGACCCAACCTCTAAAGAGCAAATTTTCGCAAATCATTACCCCGGCGGTGTAGCCGCTGATGACATCATTGCTTTCATCGTTGATGATCCAAATGTTGTTTTCGAGGTGCAGGCAGACGATGCCTTCCCTGTGGCCGATCTTTTCGGCAACTTTGATATCGTTGACCAATCCACCACGGGTGATACTTCATCTGGCCGTTCAAACATGGAACTTGATGTGACGACTGGTGCTACCACCACGACCTTACCACTCAAGGCCATTGACATCAGTCAGGATCCCGACAACGACGACGTAGCGAGCGCTAACACCAACGTGATGGTTGTAATTCAAAACCATATCGCGGGTGTTAAAGGCGCTGGCTTAGCATAAGGAGGCTGACGGATGGCTATTTCACGCGCACAACTCGCCAAAGAACTTGAGCCCGGCCTCAATGCACTGTTTGGCATGAGCTATGACTCTTACGACAAGGAGTACGAGGAGATCTTCGCTATTGAAGACTCTGAGCGCGCCTTCGAGGAAGAGGTTTTGATTACGGGTTTCGGCACCGCGCCGACGAAGACTGAGGGCGCTGGCGTTTCTTTTGACACTGCATCTGAAGGTTTTACAGCCCGGTATGTTATGGATACGATAAGTTTAGCATTTTCGCTCACGGCTGAAGCTGTAGAGGACAATCTCTATGACTCTCTTGGTCGGCGATATGTGAAAGCGCTTGCGCGATCCATGGCAAACACCAAAGAAGTTAAGGGTGCTGATGTGCTGAACAACGCCTTCAATACCAACTTTGCTGGTGGAGACGGGCAACCGTTGATTGCGACTGCACACCCGCTTGCGGGTGGTGGCACGCTGGCAAACCGCGCGACCACTATGGCAGACCTTAACGAAACTTCATTGGAGGACGCGCTGATCGACATTAGCACTTTCACTGATGATCGTGGTCTGACTATTTCGGTTCAAGCGACCAAGCTAGTTGTTCCTCCGCAGTTGGTGTTTGTTGCAGACAGGATTTTGAACTCAACCTTGAGATCAGGAACTGCTGACAACGACATCAATGCTATTCGCAACACTGGCGTTCTTCCTCAAGGCTACACGGTCAATCATTATTTGAGCGACCCTGACGCCTTCTTCCTGTTGACTTCGGTAACTGATGCAGGCGAAGGACTAAAGATGTTCCAGCGTACCGCGATGGAAACTTCAATGGAGCCCGATTTCTCAACGGATAATATCCGTTATAAGGCTCGTGAGCGATACTCATTCGGCTTTTCCGATTGGAGAGGCATTTATGGGTCACAGGGGGCTTAAGTCACCCTTTGTGAATCACTCCTCGGGGCCTTCGGGCCCCTTTTTTTTATTTTGTTTCGGAGTACACTGTCGTAGTCTAACGGCTGTTGCATAGGGCGATGGCTGGTTCATAAGGAGAACTGTTATGACAACTCACTTTACCTCTGGCGTCACTAACGTAGGCGCTGGTAGCACGCTAGGCAAGGCAAAAATGCCAGCCCCAGCCAAGTATCACGTTTATCACAACGATTTTGACACCTACCTTGCCAGCGACTGGACAATCACCACTACCGAGGCTGGGGCTGGCAATGCTTCAGAGGCTCTGGGCGATGGTGATGGCGGCCTTTTAGTCATCACAAACGATAATGCTGACAACGACAACGATTTCCTTCAGCTTGTCAAAGAAGGCTTCAAGTATGAAGCTGGAAAGCAGTTGGCTTTTAACGCGCGATTTAAAACGTCTGATGCCGACGCCTCTGATGTTGTGATGGGCCTACAAATTACCGACACCAGCCCGCTAGATGTCTCTGACGGCATTTTCTTTTTGCTGACGGACGGCTCCACTACTTTGACGTTCATCGTGGAGAAAGACGGCACCCAGAGCACGCTGGATTTGCCTACAGTCATGGCTGATGACACCTTTATGACGGTTGGCTTCATGTATGATCCGAAGGATCAAAAGTTTCACGTCTATCAAAACAATACCGAAGTTGGCGCTGTGGTTTCTACAAATGCCCCTGATGACGAGGATTTGACTGTCAGCTTCGGCATCCAGAACGGCGCGGCGGCGGCAAAAGTCCTGACCGTAGATTACGTTACGGCGATGAAAGAGCGCACAGCCAGCACTGAACTCTAAATTGGAGGTTTCACATGGCTGATGCAGTCACTTCGCAAACCATTCAAGACGGTGAACGCAAAGCCGTCTTGAAATTCACTAACGCCAGTGATGGCACTGGTGAGTCGGCCGTTAAAAAGGTCGACGTTTCTGCCCTAACGTCCAACACTCGTGGAGAGGCGTGCTCTGCTGTCACAATCAACAAAATTTGGTGGCAGTGTACTGGTATGTCTGTAAAGATAGAGTTTGATGCCACGTCGAATGTTTTGGCAATCGGTCTGTCAGAAAACTCAAATGGTCATCACGACTATTCTAATTTTTCTGGCATTCCGAATAATGCAGGCTCTGGCAAGACTGGAGACTTAGACTTTACGACTGTTGGTCATTCGAGCGGTGATAGCTATATGATTATTCTGGAGCTAATTAAGAGTTACGGCTGATTTATGGCTACGACCAAAGACGTTAAGCGACTCCCCTCTGGGCGATTGAGCTACAGGGGGGAGACTTTTGCTGGTTACAACAAGCCAAAGAGAACGCCCGGCAAGCCCAAGAAAAGCGCGGTTCTTGCCAAGAAAGGTAGCGAAGTTAAGCTCGTTAGATATGGCGACAGCAAGATGACGATTAAAAAAAGCCAGCCCGCAAGGCGTAAGTCTTTTCGAGCGCGGCATAAATGCGATACCGCAAAAGACAAATTTTCGGCCAGATATTGGTCATGTAAGGCTTGGTAACGGGAGGATTAGGCGTGTCAAATCTAGCAAATCTAACAAATCTAATGAACAATCCATACGCTGGGCTTGCAAGCTCATTGCTACAACGTAGTGGGCCCGGCGCGCTGTACGGAGCGGCAAACTTGGCAAGCAATTATTTCACAGGCCAAACAATTCCACAGCATATCGTTGATTTTTTTAGAAACTCAGGCAGTGGATTGCCAAGAAATCCACAGCCAAATGTGCGCCAAGATGACATCTTGCCCGAGGACTCAGAGGTTTTACATAGATTTTCGAGGCCCGTAGGCATGAAAGAGATTGTAACGCCTCCCCCGAAAAACACGTCAACGGTAAATCCGACGTTCAGTTTTTTCAATCAAGGCGGAGTAGCACAGACGTCTCCGCCAATACCGCCCCGCCCAATGAATCCATACATTCCCTCGCAGATGTCGCCCCCCATTGATACGACTGGCCGTCTTGGGCAGATACCGCCTTCGAGTGGCCCCGGCCCGTTTTCGGGGGGTGTCAATGTTGGCGCTCCTGCGAATCTTGGCGGGGCGCTTGGCGGAATGGGCGCAGACCCAAGCATTATTGAGCGCATTAAAGCGTTGGCGGCAAATTATTCTGGCCAATCCGCGCCCAATCCGCAGGCTCAGTTCAATAATCTGACGCAATCCGTCCAAGGTCTTACGGGCGGCTCTGAGCCGATGTCAAACCCCTTCAGAGGCGGCTCTCCGTTTGGCTTCAGCATAGATCAAAGCATGATTGACAGGGTAAGAGAAATAATCCGCCAACGGCAACAAGAGATGGGGCAGTCTACTCCACAGCAACCACAGATAGACCCTGCCGCGATCCAAGCAAGGCTCGATGAGTTTTTGGCCAATAACCCAGACAGTGGCCCTATCTCTTTACCCCTCGGTGGAAACCTTGATGTAGCCAACCTAAGAGATAGAATGGCGCGTCTATCAGCACTCATGGGTCGCGGGATGAGTTTTCAAGAGGCTACGGGCAATCAACGTGCGGCCATAGCACAAGGTCACGATCTCGATAACGACGGGATTGTGACTGATGCAGAATACAGGCAGTCAACCACGCCTGCGGGCGGAGGCAGGATTAGCCAATTGATGAGCGCATTGCCGACTGGCGAATCTGCTATAAATCCTGCGTCTGGCACGCCCATGATAGAAGGCCGCATCAGCCAATTGATGAACGCATTAGGCGGAGGCAGGATGTAATGCCAAGGGCAAAACCCAAGGCAAAGCCAAAGAAAAAGGCTAAATCTCGGGTTAACGAGGCAGGCAATTACACTAAGCCAAGTCTTCGCAAAAGAATTTTTAATCGCATAAAGGCGGGCTCCAAAGGCGGAAAAAGTGGCCAGTGGAGCGCCAGAAAAGCTCAAATGCTGGCTTCTGAATACAAAAAATCTGGGGGAGGATATAAGGACTAATGGCTCTCAAGAAGTCACAAAAGTCCTTAAAGAAGTGGACAAAGCAAAAGTGGCGCACCAAGTCTGGCAAGCCCAGTACGCAAGGCAAGAAGGCCACAGGCGAACGATATTTGCCAGAAAAGGCCATCAAGGCTATGTCCGACAAGGAATATGCGGCCACCACTAGGAAGAAGCGCGCGGACACCAAAAAAGGCAAGCAGTTCTCAAAGCAACCGAAGAAGGTTGCCAAAAAGACAGTGAGGCATCGCAAATGAAAATTGACGAAAAAAAGGCGGATCTCAACAAAGATGGCAAGCTGTCAGGTTATGAAAGAAAGCGTGGCGAAGCGGTTGCTCGCAACCTAAACAAAGGCGGTTATGTCGAAGTTCAAGGGCGCGGCTGTGGCGCGATGATGGAAGGCAGGCGCAAAAAAACCCGAATCCCCCAATCCTAGAGGAATTTTAAAATGAAGACTGAAGGGCCTAAGAAAAAAAGCAAGAAACTTTCGACAGAAGAAAAGTCGGAGTTGTTAAGAAAGCTAAGCGATTCCAAAAACAAAAAAACCGTTCCCGAAGACGTTTCGGATTTTATCAAAAATCGGATAAACTTTGCGAAAGGAGCAACCTCTGACAAAGAACTTGAACTATTTGATAAGGCTAAACCAATGAAAAAAGGCGGCAAGATGATGTCAAAAGGCGGCTCCATGGGCGGCCCTATGAAGCCCAAAGGAATGGCCAAAGGCGGCGCAATGAAGACCAAAGGCGGATCAAAGGGCGGCAAAATGCGAGTGCGGCCACCGTCAGGCAAAAAGAGCGGCTTATACGGGAGATAGATGGCTTATTTGCAAAGTAATATCCCGCATTTTAAATGCTGGGTACGCAGGGAGTACACGCATAACCATCAAAAATACCACGGCGAGTTTCTTCACGCCATGGCTATTGCTGTCACCACCATGCCTACGAGATGCCTTAGCTTTCAATTAATTTTTACTGGTTGCGAGGCTGACGATACGGATGACCCTAATATACATGGGGGCGCGATGTGGGCACGGATGCCCATTACGGCGCTGGTGGGCGACACGCCATTTGAGGAGTGGCCAGAGCCTATGCCTGTCTGGGCGGCTCAGCCATGGGATTGTAGCTCTCATCATCATGCTGTTTATACGCTCGACAGAGCGAAACCGTGTCCTTGGCTTGCCATGATCGACGGGGAGATGTATCCCGCCAAATATTATTTCACTGTCGATTATGCAGAGAATGAGATCGCCGACGATCCCGCTCAGCATAAGCAGAGTCACGTTCTTGAGTTGCTAGATGCGGGACCATGGACAGGCAACATAGTAGCGTTGCCAAACAATCGAGTGCGAGTAACGCACCCCGCATGGTTTGAAACCGGCGAAGGGGCCCCTGACTTCAGACCCTCGCAACATATCCATTACTCAAAATCTGATTTAGACTACACCTTGGACGTAAATCAGGTTTTCAATAACCTATATGCGGGTGCTAAAGATGGCGACGAGCGGCAGTAAAGATTTTGAATTAGATGTAGCTGATTATGTAGAAGAAGCGTTTGAGCGATGCGGGCTTGAGCTTCGCACTGGCTACGATCTCAAGACGGCACAGCGATCCCTTAACCTGATGCTTGCGGAGTGGGCTAATCGCGGGCTAAATCAGTGGACTATCAATCAAAAAACAATAAGTGCAGTGCAGGATACAACTGTATACACAATTGATACTACAAATCCCACTTCGGTGATTGACGTGCTTGATGTGTTTGTCAGAGAAACCGTGTCAGGTACGACCTCAGACTTGCCTTTAACAAAGCTGTCGCGAGCGGAATACGCGCACATTGCAACGAAAACAAGCACCGGAAAGCCAAATCAGTATTTTGTCGACAAACAGATAACTCCGACGATTACGGTGTGGCCTGCGCCAGACAAAAGCTCCGCTTACACCATTTACTTAAATGTACTGAGTCGCATGGATGACGCTGACGTGGGAACAAATACCATGGAAGTTCCGTTTCGATTTTATCCATGCCTTGCGGCTGGGCTTGCCTACTACATAGCTTTGAAACGCACCCCTGATAAGGTGCCTTTGCTGAAACAACTTTATGAAGAGGAGTTTGAGCGGGCCTTGTCACAAGATCAGTCTCGTGCGAGCTTCCGTGTAGCCCCTGACTTGACTATTTACAGGATTGCCTAGTGTCGTTCAGCGGGGGCAAAAATGCTTACGGGATTTGCGACATTACTGGATTCCGATACAAGCTGAGGGACATGAAAAAAACGTGGGATGGCCTGCTTGTTGGTCCTGATCAATGGTCTACCAAGCATCCCCAGCTACAAAGAAAGCCCTCCACTTACGATCCAGAGGCGGTAAGAAATGCGCGAATAGATCCATCAAGCGATGGCAACGATGGCAATTTTTTTATTGTGTACACAAATGTGGGCAACGGTATACTTGGAGCGCAACTCGATACTTTTGAGATTAACAGTGCTGTTGGCGCTGTGGAGGTCACGATAACATGAGCTTTACGCTTGCGAGTCTGAAATCAACTATCAAAGACTACCTACAAGTAGATGAGACCACATTCAACGCAAACTTGGATACCTTCATTCGCGAAAGCGAGGACCGTATTTTCAAAAACGTAGAATTGCCCGAACAGCGTCAAAACGTGACCGGAAGCATGACGGCTTCCAAGCGCTTTTTGGCTACGCCCTCGGATTTTTACGCGCCATTTTCTTTGGCGGTGATTGACAGCAACGTCTATCACTATTTAGAGTTCAAGCATCCCAGCTTTATAAAACAATACTCCCCAAACTCAACCACTGAGGGCAGGCCAAAATATTATTCTTTGTTTGACGACACGGCTTTCGAGCTTTCGCCTGTGCCTAATTCTAATTATTCAGTTGAATTGCACTATTTATACAAACCGGGAAGTTTAACGGCAGAAAGTGACTCAGGTACTACTTTGTTGTCTACCGAACACCCAGATCCTTTGTTATATGGGGCCTTGGTTGAGGCCGCAGTATTCTTAAAAGAGCCCATGGATGTTGTGCAGACCTTTGAGGCTCGGTTTAAGGAAGGAATCGCGAGAATGAAAAACGTCAGCGAAGGGCGTGCGACTCGTGATGAATATCGTTATGATTTATTGAGAATAGGTGTGACTTAAAAATGTCTAAAATCAGGGAGCTAGAGGGAAAAAAAATTGCCCTCTTGGGGCTAGGTGCCTCTCAAATCGATTACGTTATATCGGTAGAAAATAGCAAAGAATGGGACGAGGTATGGTGCATCAACTCATCTTTGTCTGTTTTTGAGTGTGATCGCGTTTTTATGATGGACCCAGCATCACGGTATTTAGATACTGATGATGCGGGCAATCAAACCGACGTGATGCGTAAGTTATTGCCCACGTTTGATAAACCAATTTACTCATGTGAGCTTGATGACAGGGTGCCTGCGCTTGTTGAGTATCCTATCGTTGACGTCATTGAAGATCAAAAATGTGCATATTTGAACAACACTGTAGCGTATGCGATTGCATTTGGACTGTATAACAAAGTTGGCCATATGGATCTTTTCGGCATGGATTTTAGTTATAAGCACAACCTACATTTTGCCGAAGCAGGCCGTGGGTGCGTGGAGTTTTGGATATCCCGTTGCATAAGCGACGGCGTGAGCATCGGCGCGAGCCCTCGATCCGCTCTGTTAGACAGCAATGTTGACCCCCATGAGCGCCTTTATGGATATCATCGTCTTGAAGACCCGTTGATGGCATTGACCGACCAGTCTGGACAGTGGATTGTCTGTCACCAATCTCGATTTGCTGAAGCGCAAGAAAAGTACGATTTCCAGCGAATCGAAATGCCTAGCGCGCCGGAGCCATACAAAGGATGATGGGCGCAAATATAGGCGCTTCTCTCGGGCAGGTCATGGTTGCTACGTCTGACAATCGGGGTCATGAGCCAGAGTTTTGGGCAGAGGTCGCAACCAACAAAATTTTGCAGATATCTGAGGACGCTCCACCCCACATTAGACAACAAGCCGAGGCTTTTCGGAATGAGGTGTATAGTGTTATTCTTCGCGGAATGAAAAATGCTATTTTTTCAGATAGAACTACAATCGCTCAGACATTGCGAGGTCAGGGGCACACACAGTTTGCGGATATTTTAAAGGAGCTTTGATATGGCCATCACTTCTGCAATTTGCACGAGCTTTAAGCAAGAGTGTCTTGTTGGCACTCATAATTTCACAGCTAGTTCTGGCAATACTTTTAAGCTGGCTTTATACACAAGCTCAGCTACTTTGGGCGCGAGCACCACAGCCTTTACCACCACGGGGCAGTCCTCTGGAACCAATTACTCCTCGGGCGGCGGTACGTTAACGAGTGTAACGCCAGTCGCCGCTGGAACAACAGCAGTTTGCGATTTTGCAGACCTCACTTTTGGCACTGCAACCGTTACGGCTAGAGGAGCCCTGATATACAATTCTTCGGCTTCAAGCAAAGCCGTTTGCGCTTTGGATTTCGGGGGCGACAAAACCTCTACCGCAGGAAATTTTACTGTTGTATTTCCGTCACCCACCGCGACGGGCGCGATCATTAGGCTGGCGTAATGCCAAATGCCACTGCAAACGCTTAATTTTAATCCGGGGATTGACAAAGAGGCTACAGATTACTCGGCAAAGGGAGGCTGGGTTGATGGCAACCTTGTTAGGTTCCGCAAAGGCAGAGTCGAAAAAATTGGTGGCTGGACTAAGCTGGGCGCTAATGCTTTTCTTGGCATTTGCCGCGCTTTGCATAGCTGGATTGAGTTGGGCGGCACTCGGTATCTGGGACTCGGCACGACGTTTAAGTATTACATCGAAGAAGGTAATGCCTACAATGATGTGACGCCGATTCGCTCTACAACGAGCGCAGGAGATGTTACTTTTTCCGCCTCAGACGGCTCTTCTACAATTACTGTGACCGACACTGGGCATGGCGCAGTCAATAATGATTTTGTAACTTTTAGTGGGGCCGCCACGCTCGGCGGCAACATTACTGCGGCAGTAATGAATCAAGAATATCAAATTAGTTTGGTAACCTCTGCAAACGCTTACGAAATTACAGCAAAAGATACTTCTGGTGTCACCGTAACTGCAAATTCTTCTGACACCGGCAATGGCGGCTCTTCGGTTGTCGGAACCTATCAAATAAATGTAGGGCTAAATGTTTATTTGGCATCCACGGGCTGGTCCGTTGGAACGTGGGGAGATGGCGGGTGGGGGTCTACCTCCCCGACTTCTGACATTAATCAACTTAGACTCTGGACCCACGACAATTTTGGCGAAAATCTAATTATCAATCCTCGCGGCGGTGGCATTTTCCGTTGGCTGGACAGTGGAGGCTTTGGCACAAGAGCGGCAAAATTATCGACAACTAGCGGGGCAAACTTAGTTCCCACGGTGGGCCTGCAAGTCATTACCTCGGAAGTCGACAGACACCTTATTGTGCTTGGCGCGGATCCTATTAGCGGGGGGTCTCGCACGGGCGTGCTTGACCCCATGCTTGTAGCCTTTTCTGACGCCGAAAATGAGTTGGATTTTGAGCCATTAGCCACTAATTCTGCCGGTTCACTTAGGATTTCTTCGGGCTCATTTATCGTGGGTGCGACCAAAAGCCGTCAGGAAATATTGATCTGGACAGATACCAGCCTGTACTCCATGGCTTTTATCGGACCGCCTTTGACTTTTGCTGTCAACTTGGTGAACGAGGGCGCGGGGCTTATTGGTCCAAAAGCGGCGGTAACAGCGCCTAGCGGCGTGTTTTTTGCCTCTAAAACTGGGTTTTATGTATACAACGGCGCAGTCCAAAAACTACCTTGCACGGTGCAAGAATATGTTTTTAACGATCTGGACTTGAGTCAAGCGTTTAAGTGTCACATGGGCTTGAACTCGGAATATGGAGAAATGTGGTTTTTCTATCCAAGCATTGAGGATGGCACGCAAGAAATATCTCGCTACATCATTTATAACTATGAAGAAAACCACTGGTCTATTGGGAGCTTGGTGCGATACGCATGGCTCGATGCAGGCATTGAGGACGCCCCAGTTGCGGCCGCCACAAGCTCATCTGAACAATTTATTTTTGAGCATGAAACGGGCTACGACGATTTGAACGCAGGAATGTCTGATGTATTTATTGAAAGCGCAGACATCGATGTCGGCTCTGGTGAAGACTTCAGTTTTGTCAAAAAAGTAATTCCAGACGTCAATTTTATATTCGAGCCGTCCGTTTCAAACAATGCGGCGGTCAACTTTGTCTTGAAGCGCAGGAACTACCCCGGCGACTCGCTTATTACGGACAGCACCTCTCAGATTGAGGCGACCACTCAGTTCAAAAACCTTCGGAGCCGCGCTCGTCAAATTGTTTTGCGATTTGAGAGTGACGATGATCTAACGGGAAGCGACGCGCTTGGATATAAATGGAGGATAGGGGCGACCCGTGTCGATATACAACCAAGTGGCAGGCGATAATGAGCGCTTTATTGCCCACTCAGCTTCCGCTCAGCGCAAGACCGGGCAATAAAGTTGATGCAGACATTTTCAACCGGCTTGTTAGAATACTGGAACTTAACCTTGGTGGCGTGGATTTCAGCATTTCGCCGCACTTTAACGCGACAGAAATCTCCCAACTGCAATTTGCCACGGGAGCCATAATCTACAATACTACGCTTGAGATACACCAAGCCTTTGACGGCACGGTGTTCCGTAACTTATATGAGCATCAGTCTTATCCGACTGGGCTCGGAATAACGGCCAATGTTGGGACCGTAACGGTGAGTACGCCATGAATCAATTTCTTCAACAAAGAATTTCTGCCATGGCTGGAATGCCTGCACAACCACAAGCGCCGATGATGATGGCGCGGGGCGGAGAAGTAGACACCAACGCAATTGATCTTCAAGACCCTCAAGTTCAATCTGACATCGCAATGTCGGCGGAAATGCCAACAGACCCCAACACTGGGCTGAGAGAAACCATTGCTACGCTGATGCAGGATGCCGCCACAGCGGACGATCCGCTCGACGCCAAGGTTGCCTTGGGCTTCGCTCAAGCGGCAGAAGTTGGGACTCAAGCGCCCATGGCAGACATGGCCGTGCAACTTTCTCAGGCGGGCCGAGGCCCTGACGTTACTTTGGCTCACTTAGCGCCCGGCGAGGTTGTCTTGCCTCCGCAGATGATGGCTGATGCAGACTTTGAGCGAATTGTCGGCGAAAGATTCGAGGAGCTTGATTTAGATCCAGAACAATATGTAGTTGGCTCTGGTATCGCTTCTCTTAACCCCATTACTGGATTGGAAGAATTTGGTTGGTTTAGCAAGACTTGGAAGTCTGTAAAAAAAGTTGCTAAGAAGGTAGTCAAGCCTATCGCCCAAGTCGCGCAATTTATACCCGGCCCTTGGCAAGTGCCTGCGGCCATGATTACCAAAGGGTATGCGGCTTATGACGCCATTAAATCTGGCAATCCCTTAGCAGGGATAGCCGCTCTCGCCGCACCTATGCCCGGCGGAAGCGGAGGAGGCGGTTTCCAAATACCCGGTTTTGGCGGAAAAGGCGGTATTTCAGTCCCCGGTTTTGGCGGCGGCACATTTGGGAGCGGAAGCGGAGGAATTGCAAACTTGACTAATTCAGCAGGTGGCGGCTCTAATATTTTTGGGGACATTTACGAGTACATTATGCCGGGTGCCGACAACCAAGGGTTGTTGGGCAACCTCGGAGAGACCTTTGGCATTGGAGGAGGAGGAAAAAGCGCGGCAGATATTTTGACCGAGGCCGCTCAAAACAACACACAGATTCAAGAGATTATTAGGCAGGGCGGAGCGGCTGGCCTGACTCCAGAGCAAATTTTAGCTCAAGCGCAACAATCTGGCGCGATCAGCCCCTACACTGGCAAGGGGCTTTTGGGGTCTCTTGGAGAGTTTGTTTTTGCTGGCGATGATAATCAAAACGCCTTACAAAATCTTGGCGGCATCCTCGGCTTAGGCGGAGGTCAGCAAGGCGGTCAGCAGGGCAACCTCTTGAGTAGCCTGCTCGGAGGCGGCGGAGGAGCAGGCGGCATGGGACTCGGAGGCACGCTTGGCATCGCGGGATTATCTGGCTTGCTTGCTAAGCTGGCATATGACGAGGCGAAGGATCGCAAGGGTGTGCCACTTACTCCTCTGACGCAGATGAATGCGGCTGGCCGGTATAATATTGAGGCGGAGCTTGCTAAAAGAATGGGACAGCAGGCACCGAATCCAGTGGAGTTTGGCCTATTGCCTAACAATCTCCCAACCCTAAGCGGTGGCCAGCCTATTCCAGCAGGGCAACAGTTTACCCCCCGCGAGACTTTGTTAGCGCCCAATCCGAATGACATCAACCAAGCCATGTCTCTTCCTAATTACACGCCGCCTACGGGGATGTTGCCGCAACCGATGACGGGGCCGCAGTCGGGGATGTTGCCGCAGTCACAGCAAGTCCCGATGTTTAATCAAGGCGGTGCGGTTTATAGGTCTGAAGGTGGAGACATGGACGGCGAGCTTTTCATTCGCATGACGGGAGACATCAACGGCGAAGGCACGGAGATCAGCGATGATATTCCTGCGATGCTTTCTGACGGCGAGTTTGTGATGACTGGCCGATCAGTGCGGGGCGCTGGTGCCTTCGACATGAAGAACAAAGACGGCATTGTCACCTTAACGCCGATGAATGGCGAAAACAAAGAAGCTGGCATCGATCTGATGTACAAGATGATGGACCTCTTCTCTGAGTTTGCTCAAGCGCCACAAGCAAAGGGGGCTTAACATGAGCCTGATGCCCCTGCCAGAAGGCAACAAATTGACCCCAGAACAAGAAGCGTATGTAGCGGCCGTCCATGGGGCAAACTCGTATCCGATGGCTACTCAAAAAGCCTATGGGTTTACAGGTAATCAGGCGGATGTTGATTCTTTCATTCAGCAAACCCCAAATGCTGTTCAAAACTATCAGCAAACCATGCAGTCGCAATCTGGGGGCAACCGCACGATTACTAACCCTGCCACTGGCGAAACCATGGAGGTGTTGGCAAACGACCCTCGCATTCAAGGTCTTTCGGACGCAGAGATATTTGCCCAGATGGGGGCAACACAGCAACCCGTAGCTGGTGCTGGGTCTTCGGTAAGAACGGGCGACTTTCAAGACGGAAACGGCAATGGCATTGATGACCGAGACGAAGTTTCTACTGGTGGTACTGGTGGTACTGGTGCTGGCCAAACCGGAAATGTCGGCATAGGCACCCTTGACCCCGGCGTTTATGTGCCTAGCGTCACCCAGCAAAGCCGATCTATGGACCCAATCATGCAACAGTTGTTGTTTGGTTTGGGAGATCAGCCGGGCTACATCCAAGGGGCAATGCAAGCCGCTGAAAATACTTTCTTCAATCCAGACGGCACTCCCATTGTATATCAACAGCCTGTTGCTGGACTGAGCGAGCAACAACTTGCCGCAATGAATTTGGCGCAACAAAACGTCGGTGCAATACAGCCTTACCTAAACGCCGCACAATCCGCTTATGGTCAAAGCACTGCCGCTCTTGAAAACGCTTTACAACAGCAAGTGGGCGCGCTGGGCGGTTATGACACCGCGATTAATACGCTTTCTGGTGGATTACAACAGGGGCTAGGAACGCTTGGTTCTGGTTATGCAGATGCCTTGAGATCCCTGTCTGGCGGGTTGGGACGTGGCCTTGGCTCCCTGCAAGCTGGATTAGGGCAACAAGTGGCTTCTCAGCAGGCTGGCTTAGGATCTATTCAAGGAGCCGCAGGCGAAGCCGCAATTAACAGACAGCTTGGACTAGATAGATTGCTTTCTGGCATTGATCGGTCAGGCGCGCTAACCCAGCGGTCAACCGATGAGTTGCGTTCTAATTTGGGGGGCCAGCAAGATTTTTTAAGGTCTGGACTTGATCAATTTCAAGGCGAATTGGGGCAAATAGGTGATCTTCGGGGTCGCCTTTTTGATGAGTTTGGTCGCGACATCACGGCATATCAAGACATTGGTCGCAGAGCCGCTGGACGTTACGGAGAGGATCTTGGGGCCATCGAAGGTCTCGCGCAACAGGCCGAGCAAGCGCTTGGCCGCAGAGTTGGCGCGGCGACTGACACGTTGGGCCGAGCCAGAGATGTTTTTGGGAATGAACTGGATCGCTCTCTTGGGATCGAAGGTCGGGCAGTTGGTGATCTTGGGGCGGACCTTGAGCGCGCCCTGACGGAAGAGCGCGTAGGTGTTGGGCGCTTTGGTCAAGAGCTAGGCGGATCTTTGGCAGAGCGCCGTCAAGCCCTTTCTGGTCTAGCGCCCGGCCTTGACTTAGCGACAGGCCAGCTACGGAGTGCAATCGGAGCGCTTGACCGAGGACTAATGGGGTCAGAGCTTACGACAGCGGGAGCCACCGCAGGGCTTGGGGGTAGACTCGGAGAGTCTGAGGCGCGCTTGCGCCAGACTACGGGAGCTTTTGACCCTGACACGACCCAAGCGTTTTATGACCCTTTTGAGCAATCCGTGGTTCAACAGACTATTGATGATGTGCTCAAAGCGGGAGATCAGGCTGATGTCGCGCAACGGGCGCGAGACATCCAGACAGGCGGGGAGTCCGCTTTTGGATCAAGGGCTCGCCTGACGGCCGCAGAACGCCGTGAGGCGTTAGGCAGAGGCTTAGGGGAGAGTTTGGCGGGAATCCGCTCACAGGGCTTTGGGCGGGCTCAACAAACCGCTCTCGGTGAGTTTGCTCGTCAACAGGATGCTCAACGAGCGGCGGCGACTGGATTAGCCTCCTTAGCTGGACAGCGGTTTGGGGCAGAAGAGGCTTTGGCGTCTCGACTTGGAACTGGGTCAACCACCCGTTTCGGCGCGGGACAGGCGCTGTCCAGCCAGCTTGGTCAGCAGGCTCAGCTAGAAAGTGCCGCAGGCGAGCGCATGGCTGGGGCTCTGAGCGATGCGGCCGCCCAAAGACTGGGTGCCACTCAGTCTCTTGCTCGTCAGCGAGGAGCGCTTGCAGGGCAACGATTTGGAGCAGAACAAGGTCTTGGTCGACAGACCGCCGCAGTGGGAGGGCAAAGATTCGGCGCGGGGCAGGCTATGACTGCCCAACAGATGAGTGCCGCGCAGGCGCAAAACGCCGCCTCACAACAGCGCATTTCAACTCTTGGTCAAACTGCCGCACAGCGTTTGGCGTCACAAAATCAATTGGCTCAACAGCAGTTGACCGCAGGCCAGCAGATGCTGGGCGCTGGCACAAACCTTGCGAACGCGCAACAACAGTCCGCAGGTCAACAGCTTGGCGCACAGCAACAGTTTGGAAGTCTCTTGGGACAGCAAGCTAATCAGCTTTACGGTGCTGGCACCAATCAAGCGCAAACCGCACTTGGATTGGGTCAAGCCGCCTCGCAGGGCTTGAATCAAGCTGGAGCAGGCGCTTTGAGTGCGGCGGGTCAGGTTGCTACTGGCTTTGGAAACTTGGGGGCGGCACAGGCACAACAGGGCCAAAATCTTGCAAATTATCAATCTCAAACAGGCCAGCTTACAAGCGGGCTACAGGCTCAAGGCGCTCAAAATCTTGCAAGCGCTCAATCTCAATACGGTCAGCTTGTAGGTGGGATGCAGGGCACTCAGGCGCAGAATTTGGCAAATATTTACGGAAATTACGGATCGAATGCAAGTAACGCGCTGGCGAATCAAGCGGCAGGCTTAGCAGGTCTTGGCGGTCAGGCTCAATCGGCGGGCGCGCAAGATGTGCAAATGCTTTCTGGACTTGGCTCGTTGCAACAACAAAATCAACAGCAACAGCTTGACGCTCAGTATCAGGCTCAGTTGCAGGCACAGCAGGCACCTCTGATGCAGTATCAGGCGCTCCTGCCATTCATGCAGTTTGCCGGTCAACAAACGGGCCCGAGCCAGATCAACACGCAATTTGGACCGGCACCAAGCCCATTGCAGGCGGCCGTTGGTACTGGATTGTCCATGTTTGGCGCACTTGGTAACTACTTTGGGGGCTACGGACAGCCGCAATATGGCGGTTATGGCTACCCGCCGCCGACTCAATTAGCATATGGGCAACAACAACCGCCGAGCACTTAATATGAGCATGACAAGAGCGCAACTAGAAGAACAGATTCGCGGATTTGCCAATGGCGGCACACCTGATCCCTTTCAAGGATATTTGACGCCCGCACCGCCTGCCGCAGGCTTGCCTAATCCGAGCCCGTTTCGGGGTTATTTAGAGCCAGAAACCGAGACAGAGCAAGAGCGGATTGATCGACTTCGTAAACAAGCAGAAGAAATAATTTCAAAAAGACAGCAAGAGGCTCTTGACACTCAACGCGAAAAACGAGACGAAGCATTTAGTTATGGGATGGAGCGCTACAAAAAACAACTTGCTCCACTGCTATCGAGTTCTTCGCGCCCGACTCTTTTTGATTTGGCGTCCGACTTGGGTGCGGCCATGCTTGCCGCACCTGCCGACGCTGGCGCTTTCCGTTCTGCGGGAACTGGATTTGCGGCGTTTAACGAAAGATTGCGGACACATAGGCAAGAAAAGCGCCAAGTTGACCAGCAGGTTGCCTTGAAAGCCTTTGAGCTTGCGAAAACTGACGAAAAAGAGGCCCAAGATTACTTGAATCAATTCTCGCTCAAGCGTCTGGAGATGGCTAACCGGACTCCAAAATATGAGACGTATGAGTACGATTACACCGACCCTGCCACAGGCAAAGTAGAGCGTCGCACTACAACCATCAATGAAAACAGCCCTGCCGACATGGCGTTGGTTTTGGGTGGAACTGATTCACAGGGCAGACCAATCGCCCCCGAGTTGTTAAATGCCGTGCAGGTAAAAACTCCCGGTGTTGCTCTTTCGATGGGAAGTCAATCCAAGTTTGGAGATGAGGAGGGCAAGGCGCTGTCTAAAAGCCTGACTGAAATGCGAACTAGCTACGACGCGGGCGTGGAGCAAAGCAGGCTTATTGACATGATGAATGTCATAGTCAATCGATTAGATGACAATGTTGGCTTGTTAGAGCAAAAAACTTTAGGGCCTCGAAAAATATTGGATGAACTTGGCATTCGCGCAGACCCCGAAATATCGGATCAAGAATTGCTAAATACGCTAGGGACTCGTATCGCCATGCAGTTGATTGGCGATACGAAAGGCGCAATCACTGAGATGGAAATGCGATTATTTATTTCGGCGTCGCCGGGCCTCGCTTCGTCAAAAGAAGGCTTAATCGCGCAGGCAGATTACCTCAACAGGATTGCAAGGCTAAATCAAAAGCTGTTTGAAGATTACAACAATGATGATGATCTTGCGGAGAGAATGTATTCCGCGCGAGACGATGCGGAGCGCAATCGAATATATAATCAATGGAGCGCCAACTGGCAGAGACAGCCAGAAAATCAATTTTTGTCTCCAGACGAACTAAGCCAGCTTCGCGGTTTTGCGGCGGCTGAACCGAAGGCGGCCTCTGCTTACAGGATTAAGTTTGGTGGCGAGGGCAACTTTGAAGATCAAGACGCCACAGGGCAAGGTTACTGATGGCAACGAAAGTATATATTGACGGCATTACGTACACTGTTACGGATGAAGAGGCAGGTGAGCGGCTAAAAGCAGACTTGGCCGCTGGCGAGGGGCCCCTTGCAAGCAAGCATCAGAGCAGTGTTGCGGCAAGCCAGCAACGCGCTTTAGCTAGTGTTGAAAGCATGGCCGAAGAAGAAGAGACCAGACGAGCGAAAGCAGAGTCCAAGAAGTCAGGCGCTTCTCGCGCGTTGCTTGCGGGTATGTCAAACGATCAGGCGTATCAAATGCACTGGCTTGCAGAAAAAAGATTTCCCGAGCTTGCCGACGATATGAATTTGTCCGATCTGTATTTTTTGGATGAGGACGATGAGATTGCATATCTCGATCCTTACACGGGCGAAATACAGAAAGAGTTTAAAGACTCAATTTTTGGTGACGCAATGGATTTGTACGGTCTTGCAGGGCCTGCGCTTCAATTCGTCCCAGAACTTATAGGCGGGGCAGTCGGCATGACGGCTGGGGCAGTAACTACGTTACCGGGCGGTGGATTGCCCGGCGCTGTTATTGGGGGAGCGGCGGGAACTGGCACAGGCGGATCAGTGGGTGCGGCGGCACGCGCAGGCATTAGCGCGGCCTTTGATGGGCCTCCTTTAAACGTGGGCCAGTTGAGCAATGATTTGATGTTGAGTAGCGCGTTTGGAGCGATACCTATCGGCGCTGGATTTCTCAGTCGTGCCCGTCCCTTGCTAAACAAAGTAAGTACGGAGTTTCCCGGCGACGATGGAGCGAATATGCTCCGCATTCTTCTCACTGAGGGAGGTAGTAGCGTAGACGACATGGTTGCTATGGCGCGGGATCGCTTTGGCTTCCCCTTGACTCGGGGAGAAGCGCAGGGGCTCCGAAGCAATGCGGGCCAAATACAGCGTTATCTGCAAATGCAACCTTCATCTCAGAAGCTGTTTGATTTCTACAATGATCGCGCCCTGCAAATGGAAGATCACCTAAACGCTTTCTTTGACGAAATTGCTGAAGGAAAGCTAATGACCGGCAAGATCGGTGAGACGCTTCAAGAAATGGGGCCGCGAGGGGGCACCGCGTTTGGTGAAGACTTGGCACAAGCCTCACAAAACGTGTTAAAAAAATTGTTAGAGGAAAGAAAAAGACGCGCCACAAAAATATATGACGAAGCATTCAAGCTCTCAGAAGAAGAGGGATTGGTTGTCGACATTTCTGCAATCGGCGACAAAATTAAAGCTATGGTGGATGACCCCACCACGGGCAAAAGAATGCGTAAATTGATGTCACAGGCGCTAGAAACAATTACTGACCCAACAACGGGCGCTTACAAGTCGGATCTCAGGGCTTTGCACAATGCCGTTACGCAGGACTTAAGCCCCCTTTATGAGGGGGCAATGCGTAAGGGGCAGAAAAGTTTGGCTGGCCCATTGGCTGGGTTTAAAGGCGAAATAACGGACGCAATGAAAGTTGCTAATCCAATCTATAACCGAGCCACAAAGGTTTATAGTCAAGACACTGGTCACCTACAAATTTTAGAGCGCTCTCTCATCAACAGTCTTGCAAAAGCCGCAGAGAAGGGGGGGGCTGGCTCGTTGCCGCTGATTCAGAGAATGTTCACTGGCAACGCAAAACCGGCTGAACTGCGTCAGTTGCGCGAGCTTATACAGGGAGAAGACCCAACGGTCTGGCAAAACCTCAAAGCTAATTGGCTGAGAACTCAGCTAAATGACGTAATAATGAGCACCACAGATCCCTTTGGCGTGCCCAATAAATTCCTTAGCCGTATCGGAGTAAGCAACCCGAAAAGGGCTTTCCAAGTTGGTCGCAAAGGAGAGCAACAAAAAGCGAGAAAGATTGCCGCATTTGAAGAAATTCTTGGCCCAGAGGAATTTATTGCGTTTAAGGAAGCATTAGAAATGGCGCAGGCTATTAGCTATATAGCCACTCAAGGCGGCTCGCCAACCCAACCGCTCATGGCAACCATGCGCGCGATAGAGAAGGAAGCCTCTGGTTTATCGAGGCCGGTATTTACGGCGCTGAGATCGCTGATTGAGATACCCCAAAGATTAGTGGTGCGAGGCTTCGATGATATGTCTCAGTCCGCGATCAACTTTCAGAGAGAGGCATACGAAGATTCTTTGATTCGGGCAATCACTGACCCAGAGTACGCATTGGAAATGCGCGCTGGGCTAGATAAAGTCAAGCCATATATCTACCTCGCAACTCAAGCTACAGCCCGTGGCATTGATGTACCGGAACGCATGGAGCCAGAAAAAAAGCCCACAGAGTTTGACGAAAAAGGGATGCCGACGCAGATGGGTGAAGAGAACCTTGATTTGCGCCAAAGAATGCGAGAACTCGAAGAGCAGACGCAAGCGCCTAGCGCTATGGCACTACCTGAGTTTG